TTCTTCTGTAAGGTTATTAATTGTATAAATCATCTGATCTACATCATTAACTACAATAATACCATCAGGATCAAACTTACTTACTATATCAGAACACCCCCAATAAATGGGAATAGTTTTAAGAAGAAAACAATCTAATATTTTTTCAGTAAAATATCCTCTATGAGAAGTATTTTCGATAGCTACTCCAAACATAGAATCCCCAAACACTTCTTCTTTTCCTATTCTAGCTTCTTCTATATTGTATCTATCTCCGTAAACATCAAAGAACTTAATAGGAGTTTTTATTTCATTTTTTCGAGCTAATAACTCATGTCTCATAGAATGGCCATAAGTTTTGTTTAATCTACCACACAAATGAGATACTTGGAATTGTTTAGTATGGTTTTTATTATATTGATCCGGTTTAAACCAAGTATGGCCAAATGGGGTAAAAATAGCATTATCACAATTATTTAATACCTTATCACTCCAAGTTAGAATAAAATCAAATAAATGTTTATTAGATATAGCCCAATCATGTAACCCAAAATATTCATTAGGTTCCTGTAGTACTAAAATATTATAGGTAGATAAATCAGTTTGAGTTTGGGGGGGAGAATCTACAAAAATAGATAAATCTAAATGTTCTAAATGTTCTAATTTAACCCTAAAACTTTCAACATCAAAATGGTTTACTTTTAATTTCATAATTTATTATAAAATTCATTTTGTTTTTCTTGACGTTCTATAGTTTTAGGATGAAATAAAGCATAACTCTCATCATCAGGTAGAGGGGCATATGTTTTAAATCCTTCTAACCTTTCATGTACTTTATTAACCCATTTTATTTCAGGTTTATTTTTCCAAATTCTCCATTGATAATCAGGCCAATTTACCCTTTCTTTATTATCAACATTCCATCCCCACTTTTGAACATGTTCTGGGGTTATGCCTTCTACTGTGTTAACCCTAGGAACTAAAAGGACTTCTAAATCACTATTATTCTCTAAAACAGAAGGAAGATTGTCTAATAGGAATCTATGAGGGATTTAGATTTTTGTATATGTTTTGTAGTTTTAGATGTATCTAACAAAACACAAATCTCATCCTCATAACGTTTATTTTTAAGAAGAAAATCAATTAATCTAACAATTTCATCTTCTTCATCACACACGGTTATTGCATAGCTAATTCTCATTCCTGAAGAGATTCAAATACTCCTATATAATCTAATGCTTCCATGTAATCATACTCTTCAAAGTCTTTTTTAGTAGCAACATCTACTTTATGAGTATGATATTCCCCAGGTTGTCCCTTAATTGGAAATCTTTCCCTATCTTCTTCAGGAATTAGAGTATATTTTACAGCTGACCATTTCCAATCTTCAGTTGAAGTTCCATTAATATAAACCATACCCTTTTCAGGAAGATTTACCATAGTAGGAATCCAGTGGTATCCATTTTCATCTATGAATGTTAAGTCTTTATACAACTCAGGTAATACTTCAATCTGCTCCTGAAGGAATACACTATCTTCTTTCATAAAGTTATTAGTTGTAAACCCACAACCATAACAAACTCTAGTAGTTAAATTAGGAGCTTCCTGGGCATCGTAACAAGCATCACTCCCACAACGTGGGCAAGTAATTAATTTATCTTGGCGTTCACTCATTTTTCTAATTTTTCTAATTTAGGTAATTCTAATTTTGGAACATTCAACTTAGGTAAGTTCAATTTAATTTCTTTAGGAAACTCAGGAACATACGTAGTTAAGTACCCATCAAGAGCTTGCTTCATTTTTTCAAAGCTAAAATTATTTTTACTCTTATGGTATTGAAGCTTAGCTCCTTTTTCATAAGACTTATAATTTTCAAACATATGTCTCAAATGAGCAGCAGCTTTATTAACATCTAAACTAAACCATTGGCTTTCCTTCATAAGAACATTAGGAACCACAGCACTATCGTGAATGGGAGTAAGTTGTCCTTCTACTAATGATGTAAAATTAGGAGCTAAGAAATCAATATGCCCACTCCAATTAGTTGTTATAATTGGTTTGTTAACCAAACTAAATTCCAACAATGGGCGACCAAATCCTTCACCCTTAGTAAAATTAACCATAGCTTTTACTTTAGAATGGTTATATAAAGCATTCATTTCTTCATCAGTAAATTCTCCATGCAACAAATAAACATTAGGCAATGTTTCTGCTCCTTCAACAGTATCTTTTACTTGATGAATTCGATCTAAAATAATATCTCTATCTAAATAAGAACACCCTGCACCACTGGTTTTTAGAATAAGAGCGGGTGCTTTTTTATTATTTTTAAATGTTTCATAAAACATTTTTACTAACAAGCCTACATTCTTTCTATCCTCACCAATTACTCCTTGCATCCAGTGACCAACAAACAAATAAGCAAATTGTTCTTTAACTTCACTTAAATCAAGTGAAGTATCTTTAGTTGGGAAATATTTTTTCAAATCTGCTCCCTCAAACAATACCTCAACTGGTTTTTGTAGGAAGATTTCTCCAATAGGTTGATTAGTTCTAGAATCTACTTGAGAAAATCTCGAATTAGCAAACACTTCTTTAGCATGGTTTGAAGAAACAAAATTAACATCCATTCTATTAAGTCCTTCAATCCAAGTAGGATGAGAAACAGTAGTTTCAATACCAGCAGTAAATCCAATGTTAAAATCTCCTACAGGTTGAAACTCATTAGGCACACTTACTTGAGCCCAAATCTTAGGTTTAGCAGGTAAATGGTTACCCATAGGAAGAAGATGTTCTTTTATAAATCCCCACTCTTCTGAGTGGTCTTCAATAAATCCCCAAGGAGTATCACCCCATCTCTGAGGTAATACTTTTACATCGTACTTATCAAGCTCAATAATAGCTTTAACTAAATCTCTAGAACGTGCCCCGTATCCTGAATAGGTATCTATTGGGCAACTAATTATAAATAACGGTTTCATTAATATTCTAATTTATGGGGAACAGACTTAATTTCTCTAGATCCTACTTTGATCAATTCATATTTTTCTCTTGGCTGCCACTTGTTAAGCAAAACATTCATATTAGACATAATTCGCTTAGCCATATTTTCAGAGGTAAATCCTGCTTCTTCACTCAAAACCCACTCTCGTCCTAAATTACCCACTTCACTCAACTCCTCTTTCCCCATACTATAAGCTTCAAACAACCTATCAGCAGCATCCTTAGGATCACACCTATCATCAAAAATATAAGGAGTAGGAGGTGAACCCACAATAGAAATATTAGAAGGATAAACTGGGAACGCCCACTTACCATGCTGCTTATATGTACCTCTATGGTTTGAAGGTATATTAGCATCGGGCTCATACCATTCTCCATTTTCATCTACAAATCTCATCTGGTCTTGCATCCCCCCAGTAACATTAGCAATGATAGGATTACCTACCAACAATGCTTCTGTCAAACTTAACCCCCAACCTTCATTAGACGTTAACTGAATCTGAACATCTGTACAATTGTACAAGTAATTCATCCTTTCAGTATCTAATCTTTCAGTTGAGAATATAATGTTATACCTATCCGGATCATTTCCACACAATGCTTCAATAACTGCAGGTAGGTCAGTTCCATTCTCATCCACCAATTGGGTATGAAGAACCAAAGCACATTTTTTAGCTTGCTCCAAAGGTAGCCTATCTACAAATTGCTTATAAGCCCAAATTGTATCAGGCACTTGTTTCCTACGGATATTTCTTGAATTGTAAAACGCTACAAAATCATACTCTACACCCCCAAACAATTTACTCTTAAATTCCTTAAACTCATCGTACTTTTCATACGATTCATCAATCGGAAACATCATTTTATGATTCAATCCATGGGGAACATAACAAATCATCTTATCCTTCACCTTATCCCCCAACACCAAATGATTTATATTCACTGTTTGTTTAGAAATCCCAAACAAAGCATCACACGACTCATAATAAGTTTTATTATACATCGGAGCCGGATAATCATCCCAAATATTTAAATATACAATTGGAATTTTTCTCCTAATTTCATTCTCAATTCTAAACAACCAAACCCAATACCTAGGATCCGTAAATATAAAAATAGCATCCGGCTTTTCTACCTGCATCAACTGCCTAACCAAATCCGAAGATCCATACCCATTACTTGGGTAAATAACTACCGAAGAATCACTCACCCCAATCAACTTATTAGTTTCTTCACTAATATCCAGTCGTTTTCCTTGTTCAGGATGATTAATTGCTGCTCCTACTTGAACCCAATTATAGTGGTGTGCTGTATGGAGCACTATCTCCTTAGCTACTGTGCCAATACCTGAATGGGTCCTGATATCATCACATAGTAGCAATATTTTCTTTCTTTGTTCTTGAGGAATATATCCCTCCATTTTCGTAACTAATTCCATTTAAAACCTTATTTATTGTATGTCTAAATTATTGTGATTGTGTATTTTTCGTTTAAAATCTTCGTCTGTAAGATACAAATGGATAGCTCTGTCTGCCAACTTTTGGAACGAAAACTTATGCCTCACACACGCAATCTTAAACTCATCGAAAAGATCACTTTGAATCTTTACGCTTGTTAATGTTAATTCTTTTTTACTCATAGCATTGTTTTGGATATACGTATACGAGGAGGATGGGAGGTTAAAGCTTATTGCACAGTTCTTTATTTTTATTGAAAGGACAATATTGACACATACTAGATACTATTTTTTTATGTTCCTTTTGTAGTGGTTTACCCTTTTTATCAAAACACTCGTTGATAAATTCTTTTAACAACTTATCGGCTTTATTTAATTTATTTCTTCCTGCTGCCGGTTTGTGTTGTTGTATTCTATTAATAACGTAATCGGAATTTTCCCAAATTTTTCGACGTACTATAAAAAACTCTACCTCTATATTTTCTAGTGGAATTCCATATTGCTCACTAAAAAATTTCTTGTACAAAACCAATTGCATTTGTTTGGTTTCGTTTTTTTTATCTTTATCTCTCCACCCATTAGTAGAAGTTTTTATATCATAAATAAAGAATTTATCTTCGGATTCATTATACAATACCAAATCAATAAATCCTTTATACATAATATTATTACCTAAATTAAGTAAAATAGGTAATTCAACTCCTACTAAATGCCACCCCCTCTTTTTAAAATATAAATTACGTTTCTTTTTAACAAAATCTAAAATAGCAACCCCATCTTCAAAAAACTCTCTTAGTTCTTCGGGAGAAGAATAATGGGTTTCTTTATTCTTTTTATATTCTTCTTGGTATAAAGAAATAAACCTATCCCTAAATGTTTCTTCTAAATCTATACTATCTGCTTTAGCTCCAGATTCTTCGTACATAGTGGTAAGCCATCCTTGGATAGTTTCGTGCATAGCAGTACCAAATGTAAAATGGATAGAGGGGGATTCATCATAATGCCCATCTCTATATTGGAGTGCCCACTTATGTGGGCACCCTTGAAACATTGAAAATTGAGAATATGAAATTACCTTATGGTAAGCATAATTTACCTCAGGTAATTCCTTATTAAGAATCTCCCTTAATATTTGGGGTTTCTTTAGCATATAATTTTTCTAATTTTTCCAAATAAAGGATAGCATCCATCAATTCTTCTTTCATATGGGTAACCCATTCATGAAATTGGAGATCTCCTCTATCAAGATTAACACCATATTTTTTTTCACCAAACTCAGCACGAGTGGTAAATTGTTCTATAACTGATTTTACTATGCTGTCCATTACTTTAATAAATCTACTATCTCTTTTTCTTGATATCCCGCTTTAGAAAGAATAGTTTTTAATTCCGTTTTAGTTAAAACACTTATCATATCTGATGCTTCTCTGGTAGAGAAGTTATAGATAGATGCTAAAGCTTCGGTTAACTCTTGTTTGGGTTGCTTTACAGTTGACTTAATATATTTAAGCCAAACATTTTGTTTAGGAAGCAAGCCACAATACATTTTATAGTACTTTTCCTTATCAGTATAAGGAATAGTTTGTACATAATTTATCAACTCTACAAAGGGTTGATACATAGATAAAAAACGATTAACCATATAGGGATTAAAGGACTCCTTTTCTTTATCAGAGAAGGAGTCCCAATCTCGTTTTTCACCGGTTAGTTCCTTTAGCCAGTCGAATAGAGTCACGGTTAAATAGTATCGTATTCGTCACGAAGTTCAGGGGGAAGACTTTGAGCTAAAACCTTACCTGTAGATGGGTCATAAAAAACAGGGACGGGTAAAATAGCATCTTCCGAACTGTTAACTACAAAACGTGAAACTTTACGCAAAATAAAACCTTGTTGCCACACATTATTACCTGATTCAGTAGTAATTGTGGTTGTTTTGCTCAAATCAATTTGTGGTTGAGCTGTCATTTCTGATTTCTTCATATTCTGTTTCTTTAATTTCGTTACAAAAATAATATATGTTTTCTTTTTTTAATACAGTATCACAATACCAATAATCTTTAAGTATATTAGCATCTATTTTTTCAAATTCTCTTATTGTACGATACAATGAGAATTTTCTATCTCCAAATTCTATAATGTCTTTATAAAACAACTTTACCAGAAATTTCAAGTAGTTTAGAAATACATGCCATTATATTTATCTCTTTATCAATTCGAAAATTTGAATGATACATGTATTCCTCTATAATAATAATAGCCTCTGCGGGGCGCGATGTATATTCGTCTACACGTTCATATAACGTTTTATACAGCGCTTCAAAATCATTTACATTGGAATCCGCGATTACTTGCCGAATTTCCTTAAATGATTTTTTATTAGGCAGCAATTCAATAACTTTATCAATATAGTTAGATGATACAAGTGTTTGCTTATCTAACTCTAATTCACCATTTTTAATAGACATCTGACATACGTTAAGCATTTTGCGTACATCAGGATAATATTGATTTACAATGTGTTTTAAATCAGTATCACTATGCTTAACTCCTTCGTTTGATAATACTTTAAAAACATGTTTTGCTACTTCACCTTTACTAGGAGGTACAATTTTAAGTACTTGACAACGAGATTGAAGAGGGTCGATAATACGCTCTACATAGTTACAAGTGAGAATAAATCTTGTACTTTTAGAGAATGTTTCAATAACATTTCGAAGTGAAGCTTGAGCTTGGATCGTTAAAAAATCAGCCTCATCTAGAATAACTACCTTAAGTGGTTTAAAAGACATTGTACTGGCAAACCCCGATACTTTGTCTCTAATAGTTTCAATACCTCTTTCATCTGAAGCATTAATATAGATAAAATCACATTCAATATTCTTAACTAAGAGTTTAGCCAGAGTAGTCTTTCCACACCCGGCAGGTCCATAGAAAATCATATTATTAATATCATTTTCATTTATATATTTAGCCATAGTATCTTTAAGATTCTCATTGCCAATATAATTATCTAACACTATTGGTCTATAACGTTCAACCCAAAGTGAATGTTCTATTTTATCCATAACTTAAATGTATAAATTAATTTTTATATTTCCAAATATAACCTCCAGATGATTTGTATTTTTGATTTTTATAACCACTAGCTACTTCAAATATATTTTTAGCTCCGGTCTCATGTTTAGCCATCTTAGCTGAAGGCCATTCTCTAATAAAATTACCTTGTTTATCAAATTGTAAAACTGATTTTTCCCATGTAGTTGGTCTGGTTTTTAGCTTTTGGCTTATTTTAAATTTAGTTTCTTCACTTAATTTTCTTTCTTTACGAGTACATTTACCTTTTCTATCTTCTGATAGCTTTTGTTTAAATTCTTCAGTATGGGTATAACCTAATGGACCTCCATCTCCACCAGCACTTCTATTAACTAGTACACCACCTTCATCAATTTGTCTTCTACCAAGTTCAGCTATTAATTTAGTTTCAATTTTTCCAGCTTGGTTTCGAGTTAAATTTTCAGCTATTAATTCAACTTCAAATCCATGTTTATTAACATAATTATTCCAAAATTGATTTCTCCCAGCTGCTTTATTCCAAGCTCTATCATTTTTACCTATACCAACATAAAACACTTCTTTAGTTTTAGGATTTAAATGGATATAAACATAATAATTCATAATTATAAATATGGGCTAGCTTAAAAAATAAGCTAAACCTTATAGTGTATTATTGGTAACCGTCTCCATAGAAGTCAAATGTTTTAATTGGCTCGGGTTTAATTTCTATTTCTACTCTATCCACAGCATACAAAGCACCTCCTAAGGGATCAAGATAGAATGCTTTATTAAATTGTGTTTTTTGGAAATATTTTTCTAATGTTTCTGTAAGTGATGAAATTACAGTATTAGGATCATTACTAAGAGCCCACCTGTCACCAGGTGGGACTCTCTTAGCAATGAGTTGTTTTTGTTCTACGGTTTGAAATTCAGTCATTACCTAAATTTAAAACATTCCAGGCATTCCCCCCATTTCTTCTTGCTTTTCTTTTGGTTTACTAACCACAGTACATTCTGTCAAAAGAATAGTACTAGCAATAGAAGCAGCATTTTCTAAAGCACAACGAGTAACTTTAGTAGGATCAATAATACCGGCTTCTAGAAAATCTTCGTATCTATTAGCTTTAGTATTGTACCCCGAGTATGGGTTTTCACCATTAGTAATGTTAAATTCAATTTGGTGAATATTATCTACCCCCGCATTATCTAAAATTTGGTAGAATGGTTTACGAAGAGCAGACTTCATAATATTACAACCCAACAACTGGTCATCATTTTCAATGTTACAGGTAACATTAATGCTAGAACGAAGCAATGCAATTCCTCCCCCAGGTACAATACCTTCTTCAATTGCAGCTTTAGTAGCTTGGAGAGCATCATCTACTCTATCTTTACGTTCACGCATTTCGGTTTCAGTGTTTCCCCCTACATGAATTACAGCTACACCACCTACCAATTTAGCTAAACGTTCTTGAAGTTTTTCAGTTTCAAATGGTGAAGTAGAGTTTTCAATTTGATTTTGGAGTGATTGACACAATTGAGAAATATCATTTTGATCACCAGCTCCATCTACAATAGTAGTAGTATCCTTAGTTACAGTAACAGTACGACACTCTCCCAACCATCTAGTATCAAATCGTTCCAACTTCATACCTTTATCTTTATCAACAACCTGACCACCAGTTAGGGTAGCCATATCTTGCATTAGGAGGGTACGTCTTTCACCAAAATCAGGAGCTTTAACAGCACATACATTCAAAATTCCTCTCATTTTATTAACAATAAGAGTAGCAAGTGCCTCACCTTCAATATCTTCAGCTACAATCAAAAGTGGTTTACTTTGGGATGAAAGACTTTCAAGAAGAGGCAACATATCTTTAATTTGAGTCAATCTGCCATTGTAAAACAAAACAGCAGGATTTTTAAGAACACAACTCATATTATCGTTATTAGTTACAAAATATGGAGATTTGTAACCTCGATCAAATTGCATTCCTTCTACTGTTTCAAGATAAGTTTCGCCAGTACGAGATTCTTCAATAGTAACTACTCCATCTCGTCCTACTTTTTCCATAGCAGTAGCAATCAATTCCCCAATCTCAGCATCATTATTAGCTGAAATAGTAGCTACTTGGCGGAGTTGGTCTTCGTTAGAAATGTCTTGGGAAAGGGAACGGAGGTATTCAACATGGGATTTTACACACTTATCAATTCCTCTTTTAATTTCTACAATATTGTGTCCTTTATCACTATAACGAGAAGCAGCATCTACAATTTCACGAGCTAGCAAAGTTGAGGTTGTAGTCCCGTCACCTGCTTGTTCTGCGGTTTTGATAGCTGCTTGTTTAAGCATTTGAGCTCCTAGATTTTCAATAGGATCTTCAAGCTCAATAGCTTTAGCCACAGTTACTCCATCTTTTGTACTTTGGGGCACTCCGTGTTCATTTTGAATAACAACATTTCGGCCATTAGGGCCCAAAGTAGTTACAACTGCATTAGCTAGTTGATTAATCCCGCTAATCAATTTTTTACGGGAATCTTCTCCGTAGTTAATAATTTTACTCATTCTTCAATAATTGCTAAAATTTCGTTTTCTTTACAAATCAAATATTCTTCTCTCCCATTATTAAATAAAGTAGGACCTAATTGAGGGAGTAATACAATATCTCCTACTTTAACAGTAGATTCAATAACTTGTCCCATAGCACTATACTGCCCAGGGCCTACTGATACTACTTTTCCTTTAAGGGTTTTTTCTTTTCCCATATCTGGGATGACAATCTGGGATGACAATAGAACCGTATGAAGCTTCTTCGTCTTCGATTTGTTCTACGATAACTGCATTAAAAAGTGCTTTTAATTTCATGGTTTAAATGTTTGTTCAAATTGAGTTACAACTGATTTATATTCATCAAGATAGGCTTTGATACTACTATAAGACTGCTGCCTTACCTTGTTTTCAGCGATTTTTCTAAGGGCTGAACCAAAGTTACCAAAATGGCCAATACAGGATTCATAAGGTTTCCCGCTGTCTGGGGTGATAGTTTTGTAAACTGAATAATTGTACTCATCGATTTGGATGTAGTACGAGCCCAGTACTTCGTCTTTAATGTGTTCCATAACTGATTTTGTTTAATTTTTACGTCGTAAAGATACGAAAATCTTTTAAGATCTCCAAATTAGTCTCCCTGAAATTCACCAGGTTTTTTAGAAGAATAGTATTGAGCTATACCTTGTCCTATTTTTGTTTCTCGGTCAAGCTGTTCTGGGCTGTAGACGAGTTGTACTGGGGGGAATTTGGATGTATTAATCTCTACTTGCTCAAAGTTTCCTTTTTTTACTCGATCTTGCCATTGTTCTAGAGCTAAGGAATCACCAATTTCATAATAAGATCCTGCTCCTAAAGGGAGTCGAACATTATCCCTATAAAAAGGTTCTCCAGTTTGAGGACGGATAAAATGGACATTTTGGTATTTTTCAGGAAATAAATCTTTCAACATATCAAGAGTAATATCTTCAATATTTACTACCATTTTTTCTCCCTCATTTATATCTTCACTGATAATAAATTCACGCCATTTTCTTGTATTGAAATCTGCCATTTTAAATTAATTTTATAATCATAAATATTAATAATCTGCCTTTCTTACTACAAAATATGTGGTTTCTATGCCTTCATCTTCCGATGTAAAGATAAGGCGAAGCAATCCATCTTCCACAAAACTTAAATGACATTGATCTGACGTTTTATTAGCATTAAAAATTTCTTTAAGCATTTCACTATTAAAAGGAATTTTAATATCTACTTTAGCTTTATTTGTAAAATTAGCATTAACATAAAATTCAATTTTGTTAGAAAATTCCATTCTCTCTCCAAATGTGAATTTAAGGATATTAGTACCTACTATATCTTCTGTAGGGGATAAAGTTACAATTTCGTTTCCCTGGATGGCAGATGCAGCCTTAGTAAAGGTATAAAAGTCTTCGTTTTCGAGAATAGCACTAACACTCCATTCTAGGTTTTCATCAACTTCTCCTACTTTTTGAATCATAAGAGGATCAGCTAATGAATAATTAATAGAAGCTTTATTATCTTGGATAGTTAGTTTAGTTAAAACTTTATTAGTTTTAGACACATCTAGTACTAAATCTCCAGACAGCACACTCAACAAACGATTAAGTTGAGTCGTATTAAAAATAGCTAAAGTCCCATCAGTTGTAATTGGGAAATTACTACATGATAATTTGCCAATCATATCTTTAGTAGGAGCCATAAAATCAATGTGTAGTTTTTTATCTTCAACTACCCATTTAACAGACTCTACTTTACCTCCAAGATAATACTTAGAAATAATTGATTGAAGTGTATTTTTTGATATCATTAAAAACTAAAGAATTTATTAATATTGGGGTTTAAATTTAAAGTCCAACCAAGATCATTATAAAAATTTTCTAATTTACTTTGTAAAATAGTTTCAAATGATTTTTTTCGGTCAGCATATTCTTCTAGGAATGTACGAATTTTGTCTGGGAGATCAAAGTCTAAGAATGCTACTGCTTCAATTTTGTAAGGGTTATCAATTAAATAAATCCATTTAATTTTATCACCTTGAACAATGGGGCTGTGGTCAGTTAGGTTCCAAAATCTAAGTAGGTCATTATAAACAATAGCGGCCTTGACATTAGCAGGAGCTCCTTTTTTAATTTCTGTCATTATTTCCCCAGCTCGAGGTTTGCGAGCAACATATTCATTTAATGTTTTTACAGATGTAGGATTGCCTAACAAAGTAATATCTATATCAGAAGACATAACTTTAGTTCTAAATTCGAGAATCAAATCATCTATTTCTTTTTGTTTTGCTCCTTTAAGAACTAATTTAAGAACACTATCAAAAAATTTTCCAAATACCGGAGGGAAATTAGCTTTTTTAAATTCTAATCCTTTAATATCAAGAGATTCTTTAGCTATACCTTCTTGTTTAGTAATCCATTGAGCATATCTTCGAGTAGCTCTAAAATAAGCAGAACGAATAACACACTCAGTTTTCATCTCAAATCGGTGAGTCGGAACATTAAAACATTCCTTAGCTAAGGCATCATAATGTTTAGTTATAATATCCTGGTATTTGAGAGCTACTTGTTCGAGTAAGTCATCCTTTTCCTCATCTGATTTTTCTTCAAAGTCAGGATAAAGATATTTTAGTAATGGTTCAGCATTAAAATAATTAGAATCTGTATCAACATATGCACAAAAATTAAAATCATCTTTATCACATATCCACCATGGTGTTTCTTCTAAATGTATCATAATTCTATTTTGCCTTTAATTACTTTATTCATATGGCGGTTAGCACATAAAGCAGATTCTTGAATAATTCTTTGACCACTTAAAGTGATTGATTCACTTAGGATTACATTACCATACCTAAAGCTTGAAAGGGCTGTTGCGCCATAGAGTGAGTTCAACAAAATCTTCATTGTATGTTGTCTTTGATGCCAAAACGCCCCTTTTTCTTTATCACCAGCTTTATAAGCTTTTTTCATATAACCTTTATATTCTACCCTTTCATCAAACCATTTAGCCAAAATGGTAGATAGTACTGAAGGTTTATCAGTTCTATACATAACTCCATTAGCTGAGATAGCTAGGTTATTTTCTTCAATTAAACTAATTAGCTTAGATACTTTAATATAGGTTTGCTTACGCTGGGGGTTTTCGATGAGTAATTCTTCGTTTGGGTTTTTAGCTTTTAGATCATTTAATCCTAAACGATTATTCCTATCGTCACTATCTATAATACGAGCTACATATGTTTCTTTACCAATATTAAGAGACATAATAATGGAAGGATACAATGATGTTAAATCTTCATCAAACATATACTTGTATAAACCCGCTGTTGGGCAGAATAAATACCCACCAGCATAATTCTTTTTAGTAATAGGATTACGATCTTTAGAGGGTGGGATAATGTTTTGGTCTAGAAGATAAGCTGAGATAGCCCCATCTTGGGTTTTAGTATTAGCATAAACTTCACCATAGTTGTGCTTACCTTTGTGAGATAGGTTTTTAACCAGACCTACATACTCAAACTTTTCATCGAGCGCTTTTAGAATTTCTACGTCTCGAAAGTTATATTGAATAAACTTTTGAATATCAGTTTCAAATAATCTATCCAAACTACCATCATATTCTACTTTACCTAAATTAACATATTTTTCTCCAATAGCATCTAACCTCATAGAGGGTTCATCCCTAAAACTAAACTTTTTGTGTAGTTTCATATAGTCTAATGATTCAACTCCAGCTATATTCAACCACCCGTTTCGGTTCCATTCACTTTCATCCTTTATAACATCTATAGGCGATATAGCATTAGCAAATTCTTCACCTAACACATTACCTATTCTATAATAAAGATAAGGAATATCAAAGTAATCACTATTCCATCCTACTAAAATATCAGGATCTATTTCACGAAATTTTTCTAAAAATAATCCTAGTAACTCTGCTTCAGTTTTACAAGGAATAATTTCTTTATGCCCTTTAGTATGTTTAATTTGACTCTTTTTATCTAAAATAAGAATAACCCATTTGTCTGGGGTTTTGTCCCACCAAGCAATAGAGGTTACTGGTTTAGGGGCAGATCTAATATATTCTTCTGTGAGTGCTCCCCCCATCTCAATCTCAATATCAAAAAATACTTCACGATGTCCTTTAGACACTTCATCATTAATTCCATATTTTTCAATAAGAAATTTTTGGTAAGGAGGCATATCATGAAAATGAAGATTAGGTGTATTTTTATCCCAATCATAAGTTTTTTTAAGCCATTCACCATTTAGTCCTTGGTATCCTGCTTCTCTCTCGGGACACTCAATGTAAGCAGGATTGCGCCAAGGGATTATAGAATAACCAGATTCATCCCATAGATGTATCTTATACTGATTTTTACCAGTATATTCGGCATAACACTTTTTATAAGACATTTAATTATAAGTTAAAGTTAGGTCTGAGGGTTCAGACCCCATCTTTTTTTTTGTGAGGAAGTTGTTTGAGATTCTGCTTTTTCACCATATACTTCTAATGGTTTTTCTTCATACAATCCTGCTTCTTCATCAGTCTTCATCATTTCAACTAACGCTTCTTTTTGTTGTTCTTTAGTATTATTTTCCATAGTCATGTCTTTAGCTTTTAATTGCGCAAAAGCAAAGTTTGCGGCTATTACTAAAGATATGGCCAAAGGATCGAAAACAAAAATTATCACTAAAAGAAGATAATTTATAATTCTATCCATAGAAATACCAGTTAAGTTAGATAAATACTTAAGAGGACCTAATTCACTAGCTAATTCACCATTAGTTTGAACATCAACAATCTGGGTTTCGGTATCAAATACTAGAGTATTAAGACTATCAACTTTTTGATTTATGAAAGATTGTCTGATAACAGCTTGGTCTAGCTGTTTTTCTAAAGCTTTTCTATTAGCTGATGAAGAAGTAATAACTAGTTGGCCTGTCTTTTTATCAACATACTGAGAAGTATTGTTTGATAAACCTCCTCTTAAGCTATTAATAGAAGTATTAATAGATTCTTTTTCACCATTATATAAAGTTAACTGTTCCTTGTAGTTATCTCTTTTCTTTTCTAATAATTCTACTTGAGCATCAATATTACCTGCTTTGTTTGCTGTTTCTTGATAAGCAGATGATAAGAAACCATATATACCCGCTGAGGTAATTAAAATTAGTATTACACAAGCTAGGGTTAAGTAGGTTTTAAGGATTTTATTTAAAGAACCCCAGTATTGATAAAGAAGAGAAGCTATAACCAGTTTAGATACCTCTAAGGAACTAGCCATAATAAGCACCTCAGTGCTCGCCCCAGCAAACAATTTACTCAGTCCTGTAACTGAGTAAAAAGCTGCTGAGAGCGATACTGATAGTGCGCTTAGGGCTATAATGAAAGGGAAGGTCCCTTGTTTTAGTTTCTCAAACATTAATAAGGGTTTTACTATAAATATAGTTTAAACCAATTCTTCAACTATGCCTACAGCTTCACTCAAAACTAGCAAAATAATAGATACTGCTAAATTAAAAGGAAGAAACACATACCCTAAAATTCGAATCCCAGATTTAATAAACGAAACTCTACGATGCCATTTTTGGTCAGGCATTTGGTTTAAATTTTTAATTTTATTCTTATTCATACCCATAAGGTTTATAAGTTGAAAAAAACTGCTTGAGATTTGGTTTAGAATAATTAATACTCTTCATGACCTTTTTGTCTGATGAGCGGTAAACAATATACCTACCACCAATCCTTTCATAATGGCATGGTTCGCCTTGCTCCTTGGACCTTTGTTCGACTGTTTGTTTAGCTTCCTCTTCGCTTGAGCAAGCTTTTGATAAGTTCGATCTTTGAACTTCTTGATAGGCTGGCCAAATTTTATCTTTAAGACCATGTAACATAGTGCCATTCCCCAAGGAAACATAAGTAATGTCACACAGAGCGTCCAAAATGCCGACGATGTCTCCCTGTTCACACGCCTCTCTATATTCCTCAAGTTCTTCC